AGTTCTACAACTCTACTATGTCGATGGCTGCAGGTATGTTGTCAGATAAACAATTCTACTCTTCAGCTACAATGTCTAAAGTATTTAACAATCCTAACTTAGAACAAGCTTTAAGTATGGTTGCCTCAGTAGATCGTGAAGCTGCAGATGAAATACGTATATCTTTACGTAGTGTTGCTAACTTACAAAGAACAGCGTTGAAAGCTAACCTACAGAGTATGGAAAATGCTATGAGTGGTGCAGTATGGGATCAGCAAGATCAAACATACTACATAACTGGTGATTCAGGTAAGTTTCTAAACATGCCTAACTCTGCAATCTCTGGTGAAATGACAGATAAAGGTTTTAAGATAGCTGATACTAGTACTGTGTTTCCTGAAGGTTATAAAGAAGCTATAGATAGACGTAAATCTCTTACAATACTTGATCGTGCTATAAACAATCTATCTGTAGAAGGTGCAGAAGTAGAGACTACAACACCACAGACTGAAACAATAGAAAGTATTACTTACAGTTTGCCTGAAGATATACAAGCAGATACTGAGTTCTTAAATGAAGTTGTTAGGGTGGCAAACGAGGTTGGAGTTCTTCCAGACCAACTACTAGCAGTGATAGACTTCGAAACAATAGGGTCTTTCTCTCCTAGTGAAAAGAGTGGAACGTCAAGTGGTACAGGTCTGATTCAATTCTTAGAAAAAACAGCTAAAGATTTAGGAACAACTACTTCTGATTTATCTAAAATGAGTCGTGCTGATCAGATGGAATACGTAGAAAAGTACTTGAATAGGTACGAAGGTGATATAAAGAATACAGGTGATCTTTATATGGCAGTACATTGGCCTAATGGTATAGGTCAGTCTGATGATTATGTTCTTTACAGAAAAGGTTCTAAAGCATACAGGGCTAACTCAAGTCTAGATAAATCAAATGATGGCACAGTAACTAGAGGTGAAGCATTAGTAAGACTTAGAGATGTAACTTCTACTAAGTTTACGGATGTACAACAAGTGGCTGAGTCTGCTATAAACAGTGTTGACGTTCAACCAAAACCTAGACCTGGACCTATCACTGAAAGCTTACGTCCACAAGCTAGACCTGAACTTGCAAATGCAACTCAAGCTCCTTGGTACACAGAAGAGGTAGGAGAGAAGTTTACTAACTCAGTTAAAGAATCATCAGGACAAACAGTTGACTTATCTGATATACTATACTTTGCAACAGAGAAAGAAGCTCAAGCAGCTGTAGATTCTGGAAGATTACAATCAGGAGAGTTTGTTATCATAGGAACAAAGTACGTTGAGGTAGAATAATATGGGTTTTAAAACTATAACTTCAGTAGAGCTACCTTCAGCTGAAACATCTAAAGCTACGTTTAAGAATATATTAGATATAGGCTCTGATGTTGTAGAAACTGTAGGTGGTGCTGTTAGTTCAGGTGTTGATAAGATGCAAGAACTAGGTGAGAAAGCTCTCGAAGGTGTGCAGATCGCATCATCTACTCCAGTAAGAACTATGCTTTCAGATGTGTTTGTTCCTAGTTTTCTAAAAGGTGACATCGATGAGTCTAACTTTAGTCCTGAGTCTGTAGATATTCTTAAACAGGCTGCAATAGCTAAAGGTATAAAACCTGGACAGAGGATTAAACTTGGTTATGAAGACTACAATAAATACGGTGCTGAACTTTCTGCTAGATTTGTTAGCGGTCAGAACGAAGACGCTCAAACACTAAAAGAAAAACTAAAGAATCTAAAACCTGCAGACGAAGTTAAGATGACTCTTGGTGAACTCATGGTAGAGGCAGATGCAGATGGGAACTTAGTTGCAGTAGATCAGTACGACTTTAACAATTGGGCATTCTACGGTAAAGGTAAACAGAAAGACGGTAAGTATCTATCATATTCTGCAGATGAGTTCGAGAAGTCAGGACTAACTTTCTTTGAAGCACTGAATGATACAATACAAAACAGTCCATCTGACTATCAAATGGTTAGGAATCTTGCATTCTTGTTTGGTAGTAGAGACTATGAGGGAACAGAAAGAGACACAGGCCGACAGGTCAGACTACAATTAGGTAAACTAGGAGCATAGGATGAGTTTTAGATTAAGTCAAAGGTCAGTAGATAGACTCGAAGGAGTACATCCAGATATGACTGCAGTAGTTGAACGAGCTATTCAACTGACAGATACAGACTTTGGAGTCACGCAGGGTGTAAGAACCTTAGATGAGCAAAAAGCTAACGTGGCTGCAGGAAGATCACAGACAATGGCTAGTAAACATTTACTTCAACAAACTGGTTTTAGTCACGCAGTAGATGTAGTAGCTTATGTTGGTTCTGATGTTTCTTGGGAACTAAACTTGTACGACAATATTTGTGACGCATTTAAAACTGCAGCAGAAGAAGTAGGATGTAGCATTAAGTGGGGAGCAGCCTGGAGTGAAGGTGACATAAGAACCTATCCAGGAACATCAGAAGATGCTATGATGGCATACGTAGACCTACGTAGATCACAAGGACGTAGACCTTTCATTGATGCACCTCACTTCGAGTTGATGTAATGGAGATGCTTGAACTTATAATGCAGTGGTTAGTCGCTCCTTTAGCAGGAATTGTCTGGTTTTTGTTTATGAAGTCAAGTAAGAACGAAAGAGACATTGCAGTACTACAAGCACAGTATGAAGCTAATAGATTAGCCTACGACAGAGAGATGAAAGAACTAAAAGAAACTGTCAAGGCAATATTCAATAAACTAGATAGTATAGAACAGGCATTAAGAGATAAGTAATGGACCCAGTAAGTTGTGTTATGATGGCATCAGGTGCTTTCAAAGCATTGAAGGGTGCAATTGGTGCAGGTAAAGACTTGCAGGAAATGACAGGTCAGCTTGCCAATTGGGGTAAAGCCTTCTCTGATTTTACTAACTTAGAAGAAAGAGAAAAGAACCCACCTTGGTGGAAGCAGACGTTTAAAGGCAGTGACGAAGAGACTGCTCTAGAGATATTTGCTAACAAGAAGAAGATGGAACAAATGAGGGCTGAGATTAAAGACCACATCTCTTGGAACTACGGTCCTAGTGCGTGGGAAGAAGTCTTACAGATTGAAGCTAAAATGCGTAGACAAAGAAAAGAAGAACTTTACAAGAAACAGGAGAGAGTAGATGCGATTATTAATTTCGGTATCGGTGGTGTTATGTTTATCCTTGGGGGCGGCTTGCTACTATTGGTATTCTACTTCATCGGCAAACAACAAGGTAGATGGTGATGTGGTTCCTAGTGTGGATGCAGTTCATAGTGGGAACGAATGAGTTCGAGTACTACCAAGTAGGTACATACGGATCAGAAGAAGCCTGTAAAGAAGAAATGGTAAGAGCAAGGGTGATGGTAACGAATAGTAAGTCAGCGGTACATTGCTTTGAGGTTGATAGAAGTAAATAATAAGTTTGTAGTATATGATAAGAATGGTAATGTTATAATAATTACTCGTATTAAAAACATTGCTATAAAGTATGCGAGGAATAATGGCACACACGGTAATTGATGATTGGAAAATTATACCAAGGCTAATGATGTTGGCTGTAACTGTATTAACATATCAGGCTGTTCATTGGTATATGGCTTTACCTGATCCGACAATACAACAGTCAGGTCTGGTGTCAGTCTGTATGGGTGCTCTGACAGGGTGCTTTGGTATATGGATGGGTAAAGAATCTAAGACAACAGTAACTCCAACGAGGGTAATCCATGAGGAATCTTATAGCAAGTCTGATTCTAGGTAGCCTACTAGCAGGTTGCATGTTGAATCCTATGAACCTACTTGGTGGTGGAGGTGGGCCTAGTGTCAATGCTAATGTACAAGCAGGTAAGACAAACTCACAGACAGTAGGTAACTCTACAAACACAGACCAAGAGATTAGCCTACAGAGTCTTGAAGGGAACCTAAATCAAAGTAACGATAAGAATAAAGTAAGTACTGATAGTGTGGAGAACATAAATATAAATGAGATTCCACCTTGGGTATTGATACTTCTAGTACTAGGTTGGTTAGCACCTAGTCCACAGGAGATGGGGCGTGGTTTACTTACTCTTATAGCAACACTAAGGGGGAAGAAAAATGGCAGCACGACTTAACAAGTCAAAGATGAAGTGTAATAGTCCTAGAGCTACACCCAAACATCCTACTAAATCTCATGTAGTAAAGGCTTGTGTCAATGGAAAAGAAACTGTTATCAGGTTTGGTCAGAAAGGTGTCAGAGGAAGCCCTAAAGGTTCAGCTAGGAATAAAGCTTTTCGTGCACGACATGCTAAGAATATTAAAAAGGGAAAGATGAGTGCAGCGTATTGGGCTGCTAAAGTAAAATGGTAAAAAGGATAAACACAATGAAGACAACTACAATGGCTATTAGTATAGTAGCGGCAATGGGCTTTCTTACGATAATGGCAACCAAGGTATCGTCTAAAGACTTTTCTATTGCAGGGCAAACACTATCTATTGGTGCAGAGACTGACTTAAACTACACGACAGGTGTAGAGGATTGGGTATGGGAACTGACTCCATCTGCAGGAATAAATGCATTAGGTATTGGACTGAGTGTAGCTACAGACATTGATATGCTAGAACTAGATGAGGGAAACATATTCCAAGGTCTAGACTTCACTGCAGACTACGAAGTACCTAGTACAAACATCAACCTATATACTGAAGTTTCAACAGATGCAGACCTAGAGTTTGGTGACGTAACTGTAGGG